GAATTAACCACCCTTTTAAAGTTAATATTAAACTATTAAGCTACTGTTAATCCAGCAACTACGGTAGCGTCAACCGTATAAGGATAATCTTTTTCTTTAGATGTGAACCCTAAAGTATATCCATTTAAATCTCCACTCGCTTTACCCGTTGCACTTTGGTTTGTTCCACCCATTTTCTCTGCTCCAGTCGTTAAGCCCATGATGTGCCATGTGTCGTTCATATCTTGGTATAAAACTACTACGGGTTTACCCGCTAATAATTTCATTTCTACGTTCTTCTCTTTAGTTAATTTATTTAAAGTGAAGTTCATAACCGTTTCAATAAACGTTATACCCGTTTGGTCGTCGTGTGTTTCTGTTGAAACTGCATCAGCAATCTCTTTTTTAATTTTGTACTCGTAAAAGTTTGTAGCTACTACTTGAGTTAAAGCGGTAACTTCTCCAGCTGTTACGGTATAAGAGTCTATATTTTCCCATTGAGAAATCTTAATAGACCCTAATTTAATACCTCCTACTGAATCGTCACACTCAAAATCAAAGCCACTTGTTAAAGGACAAGCCATATTATTTTAGTTTTAAAAAAAAGGGTAGCAGTTTAACTACCACCCTCTTAGATTATTAATTTATTTTATTTTACTCTAATTAAGGTACTAAAGTAAATTCTACAATCTCGTCAGGGAATGCAATTTGCACACCTCTTTTGAAACAAACATCAAAGAAAATAGATTTGTTAGTAGCTGGATTTAATCTAACCTCTAAGTTATCCTCTTCTGAGTCTCCATCCATTCCGATTGTAATATTATCGTCAGCCGATAAAATCATTCTATCTACACCCTCTAAACCAATAGTTGGTCTAATAGTTAAATCAGTTCCGTATAATTTTACTTGACCGTCATCTCCGTTATAGTGGAATAAGTTAGCGTTTTTAAGTGCTACCACATACAATCTATAATAAGAAATTGGCATCCATAAAGATAAGTTTGTTTTCTCTTGGATATTAGCTGGGATAGATAACCACATAGCGTCTAGAATAGCTAAGATATTCGCCGCCGTTACACCAGTCGCAACTGTTACCGCTCCAGTATTTCCGTCGATAGCAGTACCCGCACCGTCAACAATCTTTAAAAGACCGTCATAGTACGAAAGGTTATTTATTCCACTTGCAGTATCTCCTTGAAAATCTGAAATCGCTAATTGGTTTTGGATAGAGTTCATTTTCTTTTCCATATAAACCGACTCGATAGGCGCTGGAATTTCTTGTTCACCCGCACAACCTTGTTTAACCATTGTTTGCGTCCAAAAACCGTTAAGGTCTTTAATACATAAATCCTCTGCAATCGCAATTGCTCCTACTGTAATAGTTCTTTGACTGAAAACTGTCGAACCGCTTGGATTTCTACTGCACCCGTCTGCTCCGAAAATAGTATCAGTCGTTAAAAACTGTAAGTTAGAACTTCCTTTAATACCCGTTTGGATATTCACTACCTCTGCCAATCCTCCAACTGCTTGCATCTTTGCAACTAATGGGAAATCTTGGTCTTCAATATATGCCGTTAAGGCTGTAACATCAAATGCCATATTTTATTTATTTAAAAATTTATCAAACACGCTCTTAGTTTCTTTTTTACCGAATGTGTTTTTGTTTTCTTTTATAGGTTCTTTTGTTGGAGTCTTACCAAACTCTTCCACGGCTAACCCCGTTACCTCTTTTAATTCTGAAAATAACACTTTTTGTGCGTCAAGTTCTCCGTGTAAGAATTTAATTTCTTTCTCGGCATTCTCTAACTTTTCAGTTAATGCAAATACGTGTTCTTTTACGATTGACTCAATCACTTTCTTAGCTTGTCTTTCCGCTTCTGCCGTTTTAGTATCGTCTGCCATTTCTTCCTCTTCAACAGTTTCCTCTTCTGCTACTGGATTCATAATGTCAGCTATAACGCCGTCAACTTCTACAACTATAATTCTGTTATCGCCTAACTCATACTCTCCAACTGGTAACGGTACTATTGTACCATCTTCCGCCGTTGCCGTAATTGTTGCACCAACTTCTAAGGCTGGCTCTACGTTAACTAAATCACCACTAAGCAAAGCAACTTCCTCAAACTTTTCCTTAACCTCAGCAACCTTTTCAACTACTTCCAAGTCTTTCAACTCTGGAGTCTCGCTAAAAAACGCTTTGATTTTTTCTAATCTTGTTTGTTCGCTCATTA